GAGTTGAAGCGTGAAATGGAAGAGCCTTACCACCTGAAGTAGTCCACGGGTCTCCAAACATAACACCTAATTTTTGTCTTAGCTGATTAGTGAACACTAAAGCAATTCTTTGTCTACCAATCATTTGAGTAATCTTTCTCATAGCTTTACTGATTACAATAGCTTTAGAAGTAGCCCAACCATCTTTGTCATAATCTGCATTTAACTCAACTTTAGTTGTAGCAGCTGCGAGTGAATCAACTAAGATAGTTACTAATCTGTCTTTATCTGATTCTCTTACTTTAGTCACAATCTCTTCAATAGCCTCAAATATATCTTCCACTGTTTCTAAATGTAGATATAACATTTTACCAATATCCACACCTATAACTTCTAAGAAATCTTCACTTACTGCTGTCTCTGTATCTATGTAAACAGCAACACCACCTTTCTTTTGAGTTTCGGCAAGTAGATGAGCACCAACTAATGATTTACCACTACTTTCCAATCCATTCAACTCTGTAATCCTACCAACTGCAATACCACCATTAGGGCGATTAGATATTGCTAAATCTAACATTGTTGAACCCGTTGATATAAACTCTCTTATATCAGTAGGTGTTTGTTGTGCGCCATCTAAGAAATATGCAACCTTATAATCTTTGAATTTTTTATTTAGGGAATCCGCTAAAACCCCAGCCAAATCGTCTTTTACTGACATTTGTTTCTCCTATTTAAATAGTGGAGCTGACAGGAATCGAACCTGCGACCTCTACAGTGCAAGTGTAGCGCTCTCCCAACTGAGCTACAGCCCCAACTACACTTTATTTACTTACTAAACAACTCATCAAATGCGGCACTGGCATCTTCAACAGTATTTGCTGATTCAGCAGCAACAGCCGACACAGGTGCAGTTTCTTCTTTATCATCAGAAGAAGCTTCTGGATTCAACCATTGATTTAACACATCTGTAAGCTCTTCATATGAGAGTTCCTGATATAATTCAGTAATGTCTTTTTGATTATCCAACATAGCCTCTAGCTGTGCCTTATCCTCAACGATTGGAGTTTGATTAGGCTTTACACGAATAGAAGTTTTAGGAAATGAAGCACCACTTTCTTCAGCAGTAATAAACTCTACTGATACATCACGACCGCTTACGGCATCTGTAATATCACCATAGTCTGGATCTGCTATAACTGAAAGTAGTTCTTGATAGACCGTCTTACCAAATCCCCAAAAACGAACACCTTGTGTTTCTTCACCACGAACGATTACTGGTGCAAAGGTTCTCATCTTTGACTCTAATTTACGAGCCATCTGATACTCTTCTCTGTTACCGCTTGTTTTAAGTTTTTGTGCAAACTCTTCAATTGGGTCTGGACGACCAAATGTGATTGGTGAAAGATAGGTTTTATTATTCAAACCAAAATGAAAGAACAATTCAATAAAAGGATTATCCTTATTATGTTTATAAGGTAAAACTCTAATTACTTGTTTTCCTGGTTGAGGTTTCCATAGGTTTGAAGTTCGATTGTTTGTTGTTTGAAGCTGATTAAGACGCTTACGAATAGAATTAATATCCATTTGTTATTCTCCTTATTAGTTAATTAGCATTTATTAGTTACTTTTGTAACCTATAATAAGTATCTAACTTTTTAGTTAAATACAATTTTTTTTTCAATCTTTTGTATTAATAATTTTATATATTTTTGTAGGTATTTTACTCAAGCCATCATCATTCGTAAGTAGTAAAGAATTATAATAGTCATCCCAAGGTATAGAAAATTTCTTATCTAATATACCATTGTTGAGTTCTCTTATAACTTCATTCAGAGCATTAATAGTGTATAATGTGTTAGTTTGTTTTTTTCTATGAAGTGAAATTGTATTTGGTATATCTTCTGAAATATGGTCATCCTCATACTCTACATTGTATGTGCAAATTAATTGTGATTTATCTTTACCATTTTCAAAAACATAAATCTTATTATAGAGTATATCATTACATTCCATAATAAGTTCTACAACATCATCTAAACTTCCTTTATCAGTAAAGGTACAGAGCAATTGAGTTTTCATTAACTAGCCCTTTTTGCTTGATTCAACTCACTTTCATGTGCATCTTTACATTTCTGTGTGAAATCATTAGACAACACCATATCAAATTTCATAGCAGCGCCATAACCCACACCATCTTCTCTTATTTTTATATTTGCCACTACTATTGGTTCACCACCACCTTTTGCAACATACTTAATAACTGGAGGTGGACCTATATCAACCTGTAAATCATCTTTAATTTTTTCAAAGTCATCAGTACCAAATACTTTTTTCATAGTTCTTTTATCCATCATAAAATCACCAACGGCCATAGATTCTTCACCAGATACTAAACTTCTCAATGGTAATTTTTCTTTTACAGATTCTAACATTTTAGTCTTTACTGGTTCTACACCTATAGCAGTTGCTATATTAGATAATACTTTCTTTGTATTTTCATTTACATCATCAATAACAGCCTGACCATCTGGTAATTGTTGAGCAGCTTGTAAAAATAGTTTATTTTTATCACGAGTTTTACCAGTTCCTCGTCCACCTTTTAATATCTCATCTAATCTTTCTTCAGGATTGTTAGAATCGATTTTTAATTTCTTTAATGTTGAAGAACTAATTTTACCCTCTTTTATTAATTTAATAATTTCACTTTTATTTTGTTTTCCAAACTCATTGTATTTTTCTTGTTGATATTTTTGGTAAGAGGAAAATCTAACATCGTCAATATCTGTCTTTCCATCACCTGGCGGTGGTACATCTTGAATACCCTTACCTCTCATATTCTTCTGAAGTTCTTTCCTTTCATCTTCAGTAAAGTTATCAAAATTCATCAAGGCTTCAGGTGATGTATTTGTCAATCTTATATTTTTATCTTTCTTCAGAGATATCTCAACCAAATGTGCTTTTCCATCTGGAGTTTTTACCTTCATATATTGGTCGGTTGATTCACCTTTATTCTTCTGTATTGGTGGATTCATTCCTAAAGCTTCAGCTTCACTATCTACATCCCAAGCACTAGCAACTATTTCATAACCATCAGGAAATTCAGTATTCAATGAATCATCTATTGCTTGATTATTTTGTCTAGCTGCCTTTACCCAACTCTTATCTGCAATTAATCCATCATCATTAGCATCCATATGTTCTTCTAACATTTTTAGAAATTCTTCTCTTTGGTTAGGATCTTGAATAGAACTTGCTATCATACCTATCAATTCACCAGCCTGTGACCTTATCTCACCAGCACCACCTTCTAATGTATAATGACTTAATTGCCCAATAGGTGGTTTTACTTTTCCACTACTATCTTTCATAGAAGCATCTAATTTTGTATTTAACATTCTACCAAGAGTTTTTAAATATTTTTTTGGAAATTTATGTGGTTTAAATCTTTCTTCCATCTCTCTTTCAAAATCAATAGTATTTTCTGCAACATATTCTGAATTGGATTCTTCAAAATTATCATCATCGGGTTCGGTTTCAGTTCTAGCAAAAGTTTCTTGTTCAAGAGTATCAATATCTTGATTTAATTCTTTATCTTTTTCTTGAGATTTCTCATCTGGTTTTTTATCGGATTTCTCATCATCTTCTTCCTCACCAGCAACGTATTTCTGAGCAGTTTTTTTATTTGCCATGCCATACTGAGCTGTTTCCTCTCCAGGTTTCAAACCTGCCCATCCAGTTTGTGTTTTCCAAACCTCACCCGGCTTTCTTTTTTCAGTTATCTGAAATGAATCACTATTGAGCAATTCATTTCTTTGTTCCAAACTCCAACCAAAATCTTTTAGAACTCCTTCTAATATAATTTGATGAGCCATACTCTTTGGATTAGGTTTACCATTGTGAGTACGAAAAGCCCATTCATTCATAATCTTATTTAAATCTGTAATCATTTAAATTTCCTTGTTATATCTTTCATTTCGTGGTAGTTCCAACCCTTACCAACTTTTACTGGAAACTTACCACTCTGTTCGATGATTTTCTTTACTTTATGTATGTAATTTAAACCATCTGGCAAATAAAAGTCAAACAGAAATGAGTCGTAGCTATATAGAACTAATTTACTTTTATAACTGCTTATCTTTGGTATTAGCTCTGACAACATTCTCATATTACTTTCTGTTTCTGTCAACTGAATAAGATAATTGAAAACCTTATTCTTATTCATATCTGAAAGGTTTTCTTGTCTTATCCTCTTACTATAAATATTAGATTTAATGGATTTTGATGATTTATATTCACTCCAAACAGCATCTATGTATTTTTGAACTTTTCTAAAGAATGGATTCTTTTTCAAAACTTCTTCAGGTATGTGTCCGTACAAATATTGGAATGACAGTGATTTTGCTTCATCGTATCCGACACCATAAAGTTTTGACATATGTTTGTGCACAGAGCCCTTTGGAAAGTCATAACCTATCTCATCACCAATTAGCCTCAGATGATAAGCATCATAATCCATTTCTATCAACATACCATCTTTACCAAATCTACTTATGAATTGTTTACGACTTCCATCTTTTTTGTTTAGAGCAGCAAAGTTCATACCACCGAATCTATTTGATGGGCGGCCTGTAGATGTGTATGGATTATACTCTGAATACACCATACCTTTTGTAGTTTGTAATCCATTTTGTTCTATCTGTTGTAAATTTTCAATAACATCATCATTGTAAATTTTCAACACACTACTGTTTGCTGGTTTTATAAAAACAGTTAGTTTCAAATAGTCGACTAGTTTTCTACACCACTCTATATGTTTCATCATTGGGATGATACAGTTAATATTCTTAGTTTTATAATGAATTCTATAAAAATATTCGTGAGCACCAGTGGTTACATCATCAATTGGTAATGGTTGGTTTTTAGACATATAGTAGTGCATTTGCATATCTGTTATATTATCCCACTTTAAGAAATGCAATAACTTTTTTTTATCATATGTAAAAACATCCCTATCTGTTACTGTTTTATTCATATAGCTAGGTTTTAAGTTTATAGCATCAGAATGTCTGAATGGTAGCACATATTCTTCAAGAGAACCATCTAACATTTTAATATAAAGTAAACAAAGGTTGGTATCAATCGGATGTTTATTTTTGTCACAAGCTATCGGAATCACAATAGAGTTTTCTTTACCAAACTCCACCATAAATTTTTTCCATTCTCTGTGAGATTCTACTATTACCAACCGTGCGCCTCAGACCACAACTTAGTTGTCATAGGGTATACGTCACGCATCAAATCTAACAATACTTTAGCATACTCCTGTATTTCTATTTGTGATGTTTTTTCGTTTCTAAGTTCGATGAAATTCATAATTGCTTGAAACGATGCTGTCCAATAAACTTCTGTGTATTGATTCAATGGTAAGATTATTCTTGCCTGTTCTTTAGCCATACCAGCATCAATCATCCTATCGTAAGCCATCTCTACTTGTCTCATATATTCATTGAAAACCATATCCATTCTCTTTTGCTGTAAATCATCCAACACCCCTTCAGATGCTTGTTTATTATCATCTGATTGTTTTCTCCAAACTGAGGGATAGTAGAAATCTTCAACAGGCACATACCTACCACTGATTTCGTTCCAAGCATGATCTTTGGCTGAGCTATTAGATGTGGTTTCAATACCCACCACGTGTTTATACCATTGTCTCATAACAAACTCTGGTGCTTTAATATGGAATTGAACTTGTAAATGTCTGAAAGGGGAATAGTGTTTGTACTTTGCGAGATAACGAACTAATCTTTCATCTGACTTATCCCATTTCTTTTTTCTTTTACCGAATGATACTCTAGCTGAATTGACAACTGTTAAATCATTTCCTAATGAATCAACAACTTCAATAAAGCCTTTGTCTAAGACTTGACTTTTCATAATTATAACCTATTAATTTATCTATAAGTATTACATTAAAACCTCAAATACAAAAATTAATATCCGCCACCAGCTCCACCGCTTGTAACGCCTGCTGGAGGACCAGTTGTTGTAGATGTGGTTCCACCACTAGTTGCTCCACCATTGGTATTCTGTTGTTCTTGATTAGCAGCAACTGCTTCTAAGTATTCCTCATGCGTAGAACCTGGCATTACAGTGCCATCTGGCATAGTATGTGTGCCTGTCAATCCAAATTGATTTGATTGTGATGATGTTCTTCTTTTCTTTCTTCCTTTACGGCTTTTAGAATCCTTTCCTTTTTTTATTTTCGTATTTTCTACTACAGGTATGTCAATGTTTGTTTCCTGTATACCTAATTTATCCATGACACCTTGCTTAGTTTTAAGATTATTTTTAGGTTTTCTGTAGAATTGAAATGTAGGAACAAACTTACCTATAGATGGCATAACTCTTGCAGCTTGTTCTATAGACCTTCTGTTTGCTAAAAAAACTTGTGTCTTTTCACCAGTAAGTAACCAAGTTAGTGACACATATCGATAAAGTGGCGAAGCATCCATTTTTTCCTTTGTAATTTCCATTATATTAGAATTCACCTCTGTAACCTTTTTCGCAAAGTATCTAGTCATAATTCCTTTCTTATAATCTCTTTCAGTTGGAGCAATATTTGCACTTGGTTCCACTACTAAGGGTTTTTTTGGTTTTAATAGATTATATACTGCAAAATCACTTTCGTCTCTAAGTGAAAAAATTAATTTGCTATTTCTACTAAATCCAACGCCAGTCATATAGTATTGTTCTAAGTTTGTAGTGTAGTAAGTATGGTAATCTACACCCTCTTTTACAAATTTACCATCTTTATAGTAAAACTCTCTTTTTTTTGTCTTTTTTCCAACACTTTCAACTCTGACGGCAAAGGATTTAACTTTATCAATATCAGGATCTACATTAAATGTTTTTCCAGCCCTCTCTCTGATTATTCTGTCTAATATATCTGAATTACTAGGCTCAATAGGAGTCTCCAAAGCAGATATCTTTTCTCTTACTTCTGGCTTAACCTTATTAATTTTCTTACCTCTATTTTTTTTCTTTCTGGCCATAATATTCCTTTACGCTGATTTAGATTTACCGTTTGGATTTGGTCTTGAAAATCTTGGAGTCCACACTACATCGGAACCGTCACCATCACTTCTTGAGTCATCAAACTGTCCTTTTAGTTTTGCAAAACTTTCTTTTACAACAGACTCATCGCTTGTGGCATATCCGGTTTTTTCATTGACAGGCGATCTACTTGTATCATAAGCGTAAATTATTGGAGAATCATATGCTTTTGCTGTAGTAATTTTATTTAAGTCTCTCTGTGGTTCAATCATTTCATCCCAAAATTCTCGTCTTTTACTTATAGGTAGCGCATCTTTTCTGTCACCACCAGCTAGTACAGTTCTCCAACCTGGTACCAATTCGTATAAATAATCTTCATTCTGATCGAATCCACCAATATAAGCTGAGGCATAATTCGGTTCCTTAGTCTCAACCTTTGGTGTTTCTTTTTTCTTTTCTTTAGTCTTTGTTTTTATATCCTTAGTTTCCTCTTTGTTACCTTTTTTAAGTTTTTCAAATATATCTGAAGAATTGTTTTCATTTCCTAAATCCTTTAAATCCTTTTCCTCTTCATCATCACCGTTGTCATATTGAGTTGTCTTATTTAACACTCCTGTTAGTTTTTGCACAGCCCCAACATTTTTGTCATCGGAAGTTTCAGGAAGATTAGAATCTAATTTTTCTTTTAAATCCTTATCCAAAACGACTTTTGGTGTTGAAGACTTTTCGCCTGAATTATCTGATTCATTCGATGAGTCTTCAAGGTTTTTCGTTTCTATTGTAACGTCTGGCACTTCACCACTTACAATAGGTGTCAAGGAAATGTCGTCATCGCCACCCTCTTCACCAATAATCTTTTGAACAGTTCCCTTATCTATAATCGTACCTTTTTTTATCTGAAGTTTTTCCATTTGTCTTTTACTTTCCTCTTCTTCAGCCCGTAGGTATCTGTCTGGTACAGAAGGGTCTTGTTCATCATCTGGTGGTATGAATTCTGTAACTTCAACCTCTGGAAATTCATAAAAATCTTGAGGTCTTTCTTCGTTAGGAAGGGTTAGTGGGTTTACTAAATCGAAACTTGGAGTCAACCTAAGTATATCATATGTGGAAGTATGTTTTGTCATTACACCAAACTTTGATGTAGGTCGGTTTTTTGTCACCAAGCCGTTGGGGCCAAAAGAAATATTTGGATTATTTGCTAATCCTCTGCTGGGGTCGAAGTTACCTTCAGGACCGTACTTAGCACCCCTTGATGACATTAATGAAGCACCGAATTGTCCAGCTATCTGAGCATCACCCGCAAATTGTTCCCCTTCAACAGGTGCAAGGCTTGCTTTTTTGTCTTCAGTTATAATTCTGATTACATCTTTAGCATCCATTTCCAATACATTATTATTAACCCTCATCTTTGTCGTGATACTTGTATCCCAACTACTGGCATCCAACTTTTGTTCTATTCCAAAAATTTGAAAAAAGGCAAATGGTCCGATATCTCTGTCGTCATCTTTTATATTCGTATTATACTTTGCCTGTATGTAATCTGTTTGTATTATTTCACCAGGCAACATACCACCAATACCATCTACGGTTAAACTCAGTTCGGCAGGTATTAAATAATTGGATTGATAGACGGCTGAGTCTTTGTCAAAACTATATAAATGAGATTTAATTATAGTAAGTCCAGAGGTAAAAAGACTGATTTGGAACCCACTGTCAACGCCTGTGGCAGTGGTTGCTGGTTTAAGAAGATAGTAACCGCCAAAACCACCTGTCCTTTTACGTCTTATCAACCCATTCAAATCATTTATATCTCTTTGTGCTGCCTTTGTTAATGTACGGAAGAATGGACCCCCATCGAAAAAGAATTTCCCCCCTTCGTAGCTATTTGGGTCTTTTCTTACCGCCTCAATCTTCTTTTCCAACTCTTCTATTTCTTGCTTATCAATCCCATCTGCATCTCCTGATAATAATTTTTCTAAATTTTGATTGAAACTAAACTTTGAAATCTCAGCTTGGTATTCGGCTTGCTCATAGATACTTTTTCGTTTTTTACGACCACTACTAACCACACCAGTTTGTGGTTCACTATTAACTAATGCACTGCTGAACGAAGACCACCATTCAGTGCCAGGCTCTATCTCTACAGAACCTTCAAAAGTTATTTTTTCAGATATGTTCTTTGCTCCAATTTTGTGTCCACCTTCGGTGATTAATTTTGTAGCTTTTTCCATACCTTGAAATCGTGTGTCTTCGTATCCTGGCGTGCTATCATTAGCAAAAACTGCTTGTAATATACTGTTTTCATTCGAAGTATCTAAAAAAGTTCCGCCTTTTTTTCTCTGATTCGAACCATACATAGCACTTATGGCTTGTGAATCAGGTATTTTGAAAGCTAATTCTTGACTTTTCACTATACTACCAAGTGTGTATGCAGGAAATTTGAAAACCCCTCTTTTCTTTATCTTATGAGAGTTATCTTTAAATTCGGAATATAGCTTTTGGTCGAATTCTGGCGTTGAATTTGTGTCAACGACTTTCATATTATTAGTATTGATAGTATCTGCAACTATTTCAAAATTCCAGTAATCGTGAAAGTTAGCGCTCAAATTTGTTAGTAATCTTTTTATACCTTCTTTTATACTTTTCGGTGGTTTAACTTCGGAGTCTTTGAATATTCTACCATTATTATCATTTGGTCTAAAAGTTTTACCTACATCAATACCAAAAGCCTTTTTAAGTTCTTTAGTGTTAATCATTACTCTTCTCAATCTACCATACTGAGAATCATCATATCTCAAATCCAAAAACTGTTTACCCACGTCAGAGTTTATGTTGAACAATGTTTGTAAATGTTCTCTTAATTCTTCCTGTTGTCGCTCCATAACCACATCAATAATTGAAACTGCTGTAGATGGGATGTTTTGTCCAGGCAGAAAAAATTTCATAGGGTCTATTGGCAGAAGTTTTGGATGACTCCTTATAAGAACTGACCTATTTTTGTATCTTGTTAGTGATGGGTCATCATTTGAATCTGGTGGTGTTGATAAATTTTGTTTTTTGCCATCAGCATCCATATAATAGTAATTACCATCAGGACCTAACTGTATTTCGAATCCTTCTGACGTTTTACCATAATTCAATATTGGCGCTCCATTTCCATCTCTTTCTGGCTCTATAGACCTAAAAGTATTCAGTATTTCACCACCAACTGTGTTTGAATATGAAAGATATCTTGTGAAGAGATTATCTTCAAGCCAACCAAAACTCACGAAAAAATCTTCACTTTGGTGCATAACATTTGATGTATCGTAATAACTTAAACTTTGGAAGAATATTTCCTGTTCAGTTCCTAATTGGTAGATAGATCTTGCGCCAGGCTCCGCTTGTTTAGTCTTACCTACTGAGTGTACCGTCCTTGCCCCATAAGTAGCCTTATCCACTAATACTTGAATGTTAGGATTGTTCCTAAAGTTTTTATCTGCACGAAAACCTGTGCTCCAAAGTCTTGAATCTTTGTTTGCTAATGTGGTAGCGCTTACATCAGTGCCATCCCAACCATATCTATCGCCTTGTAATTCTGCAACTTCAAGAAAAAATATTTTTTCTAAATTTAATATACTTGAAACTAATCCATCCATACTGGCTTTACTTTCTTTTTCAGTCACATTTTCTTTTTGCTTATCCACAGTCACAACTTCTGGTGATTTAGCCTGTGAATTCTGAGACTCAAACATATTGACACCAGTGCTTACTATCTTAGTCGTACAGTTAAAGCCACCGCTGTCATTGAGTTGATAATCAAAATTAGAAACCGTTCCGAATAAAGCATCGAAATTCCCATCCGCAGCTTCAATTCTTGCCTGTGGGTCTTCAAAAACATCTGGATGAAATGTAAATGTGTTTACATCCCTAACTATAAAACTATTTTCCAATATCTTTCTGTTGATTTTTGGATTAGAAAATACCCAGCCCCATTCTAAAAGAACTGATTTACCAACAGTGAGAAATGCGGGAGTTAAATCATCTAAATCAGTAAAAGAATTTGCAACCCAACTTACTGTAGCTTCTCTTATAGCTTTGTAACCACCTTTATATATCACTGAAATATTACTGATTCCACTTATTGGTCTGTAACCTTCACCCGAAGAACCCATTTGTAGATTTTGGTATACACCATCTTTTCCACCTGTAGAATCAAAACCAAATTTAGATTTGATACCATCTTGTAGTTCACCGCCTTGTATTATTCTTCCCTTGCCATTTGCTGAAGCCATAGTGACGAATGTTGAACGACTGGCTAAATCACCATAGTGTAATGTTCCTTCCTCATTCGATTCGTTGGGTTTTATTGTTTTTCTAGATAAGGCTCGCTCTCTATTTTTCAATGTTTCTTGAATTGAATTACTTATATTTCTTATTATCATTTTAAACCGATTGTAGTATTTTTTCTATATCCAAAGGCACTCTTACTCTTTTTTCAGGATCTAAACCCATAGTTCCGTCAATCATATTATTAGCTTTAGCTATAATCCACCAAAGATTTGAATCATTGTAATATCTTTGTGCTAGAGTATCAAACCTATCTCCATCTACAGGAAAGACAAATAAGTCTCCATCACTTAGTGGTATACCTCTGATTATTGTTGCAGAATAATAGTTTTTACCATCTCTATCTTTTTTTACTCTGGTATTTTTATATCTTGACATAACTTATCCTTTTACTCAGTTGTGGTTTGCTGTGCCGGTGGTCTACCGTCTTCCTGACTATTGCCAGTTATAGTATTTATCCATCTGTAATCATAAACATCAGATCTTCTATATGGTACGTTTGAGCTATTTAGGACTGCAAGATTTTTACTTTTAATCGCAGGATTTTCAGTAAAGGTTCCAACAGGCTTGCCTTGACTTCCATCTTGATTGATTTGTCTATTATCGCTCAACCAAGGTATATCGTAAAATTTTCCAAGTGCCACAGGTGTGTATTTTCCTATGTATTTGAATGTACATTGAGCACTTATAAAGTGTGGATATTGTAATCCCTCTTCTATTTCCCAAGTTGTGGCCTCTTCTACAGTGATGGTTAAGCCTGTTAGAATACCAGGCGCGTCAACAAACATATCGCCTAATGTTAGTTCCATATAAGGAGCCACCATTCTCTCTCTATCTGTGTAAGATGGGTAACACATACCGATTAAATAATTCATCTTTTCCATCAGTACAGGTAATTCTTGTTTAGTCTTAGGATAGACTTTGAAATTGAAAGATATATCTCTATCAACCCCTTTGTATGTGTATAGTTTATCAGGTCTACCGATATACTCCAAAGGGTTGTACTCTGGCGTAACAGTATCAGATATACCATCTAATATCGCTCTGAAAACTAAAAACTTATTATTAATAATATCTCTGAACCTAAATTTAATAAAATCGGGATTATCAGTTATGACATCAGGTTTTTCCTCACCATATGTTCCATTACCATCCACTATAGGTATTATATTGAGTTTATCTACATTTGCTGATGTAGTGTTTCCTTTAGTCACACCAAGAGCTTCTCCTGCTTTTTCTCCCAATCTATCACCCATACCATTTAGTATTCCATCCCCCAAAACTTCACTAGCCCCAGCATCACCAGTTCCTTTTACAATATCCTTTCCATATTTACGTTTTTCAATAAGAAAATCAAGAGTCTCACTACTTCCATCAATATATTTATCTACCTCTTGAGGCGATAGAATTCTATTCTCATTCGCGTCAGTATACCCAAACCCACTCCTTAGTCTTTCATAACTAAGAGTAGAATGTCTTGTTACCAATTCACTATTATTACCACCCTCTATTTCTGAATTACTTGTGGATTTATTAAAAGTTCCGCCAGGCTCATTTTGAATTTTTCTAACATCAGTTCTTAAAACATCTGTAGTACCTGTAAATGAGGGCACTCCTTTATCAATTGATTTTGGAGCAGATGATATTGGAAATAAATATTTATTTGGATTCATTAGCAACATAGAAGTTGCTAAATCCTTTCCCCCAAATTCGACCTCATAGGAAAGCGGACCGAATCCAAAATCTATGGTTGTTTGTTTTACTACTTCAGGGTTACTTTGCATAGCTATTCTACTACCAAAGCCTGTATTTTTTTTACTAAAATCAATTGGACTTAATACGGTATCCATTCCTGACGGTAAAAAATCTTTAATAAATTTTGGTAAATCTTTTCCCAACGGAACTACATCTTCATATCTACCACCACCGAAATGCCTTTCAGGATGTCCGATTGGAAAAGCTATTGTTGTCGCGAGTTCAGACAAACCTGCAAAAACTTCAGCTATGGAGTTTCCACTTATAGCACTTCCAAGTGCTGCACTAACTATATCTGAAATTTCTTCATAAGCCCTACCCGCTCCAACCAACCCCAATATAGATGTTGGATTCCATACTTTAGTTTCTAATGTAGGATTAAGTCCTTGTAAAACAAACTGTTTTCCTATAAATGATAAACCAGGCGCGGTTAATAAAAATTTACCAATTCTGAATTTATCTGTTATGTTTCTGTCTATTAGTCCAGTTAATGTTGGTGCACCCCTTACAAAGCCACCAGCGGCCTCATCTAATCCCTCAATAAATCCTTGTCCGTCACGATTTCCACCCCATTGATTACCGATATCCCTTAGTATAAGCGGATGATTATCATTACCTTCGAAAGGACCTGAATTAGCAACCTCTCTATATTTTTTAGTTCCAAATTTATTATTTTCATTTAAACCAGCTGGAACATTTTTAAAAGTATTGTTGGTAAAAATACCATCAGAGAATTCAAATCTTCCTTGAGTTTTACTTCTTAGCAACACAACTTCTCTAAATTTTTCGGGATTATTTACAGCTAATTTAATTAAATTAAAACCCGTCTGTACCTTTCCAAGATCGGCAGCTGCAGCGCTCAACACATAGTTTCGAACACCATAACCACCTGGTGCAGGACTAAGTAAATTTGTACTAGCTCTATCTGGCCATTTCGGAAGAATTGTTTCATTCCCTACAATTAAATTAGATGGTACTTCAGCATTGATGTGTGGGTAATTCGAATAAGTGGAGTATCTATCTCCAAGTCCAACCGTAGTAGGAGCTTCTGAAATTACATCAGTTAATTGATTACCTGGATTAAAATTTACGAATTGTTCGCTTTGATACGCACCATATCGAAATCCAGCATTTAATTCTCCTCCAGGCGATATATGAATTGACTTACCATTGTTTTCACTAAAGTATCTTTCATCTGTGTAACTAACATTTGGTGCTTGAAAAAGTGGAAATGGTTGATGTTCAAAAAATGTGTTTACCATTTCGTTATACACACCTCTTCTTTTATTATGAATTATTTTTATCGTAGCACTACCAGCGCTACTCTTCTGTGTTGGTAAATTATATCCACCATACACCATATCATCCATTGTAGTTACATCAAAAGTTTTATTTGCGTCTGTATTTACCACAGCAATTTTATGGGCGTTAGGTATAGATGGTTCTATATTGATACTTGTTTGATATGTTTCAGTAGTAGGACCTGTGAGATCTATCATACTAATATTATGTGTTAAGGAATCACTTGGATTGGAAAAACTCGTATCCCCAAGTGGTGTAACCATAAAATCACTTCCATGTCCGTTAGGTATAAAAGGAAAATCTCCGTTTAAACCAGCAGGCTGTCTTCCACTGTAGTAGTAAGTTCTCTTATTAAATCTTTCATCACCTCTGATTGGGTCACTCTTTGTACCAAGTGTTACTGAGAATGGGTTTTCATTATAAAAAAAACTAACAGCGTTTGCTATAGGAGTTTCTAAAAATGGAGATAAGAGTTGTGGTTGAACCCTTACTCCTAGCAAAGTATCGGTATTGAGTAAAAAAGATGGAACTGCTCTTCCGACATTATCTGGCACACCATATTCACCTTGTTGTCCAAAAGCCTGTCTAGTCTTATCATTAGTCGGTGCTGCTTCAGGCCAAGTTTGAGCAATATTTCCTTCTCTTGCCTGATTATATAGAGACTCTAAGTTTGTTTTGGGAGTGAATCCGCTCGCATCATCATTAGGAAAAAAATCCACACCACTGTTTATTTGACTGTCTATTGAAGTAGGTGTGGTTTGTCCTTTATACGCTGATAAATCTGATGCTAAATCTTTTAATGCCACTATTATCTCCTAAGTATTACCTAAACTTAAACTTTCCTGACCTCTTATGAATTTATTCATCAAAAACTCATTCTGTTCTCTTAATAATTTCATTTCTGTGTTGTTTTGTTTTAGAATTTTATTAGTTTCTGTAAAATCTACGTTATTTTCGGCAATCTTACTTAAAAGTCCGTTAGTTTCTGTCATATCGGCACCACCAAATCCCATTTCGTTCTTAGTGCCTGAGAAAACCTCTCCTTTGTGAACCTTTGCCATACCTGTTTCCGTCACTTCACCGCCGGTTTCTAATTCGGGTGCGGCCGTAGCCATAGCACCCGCTGCTGCTCCAATACCGGCACCTATCGCTAGTCCAGCACCTGCCCCCCTAGCTGCGGCTAACCCATCTGTTATTAAACTGAATCCACCTGAAAACACAGCCTTCAAAGCCATAGCAGTTGCTATTAAAGCTGCACCCGCAGCAGCACCGATGGCCATATTTCTCATCAAAAGTTTATTTCTATCTTCTGTAGCCTGTTTTACTGCGTCTTCACCAGCAGCTAGTTTTGATAATTCACTCACCTCTAATCCTACAGCAGCTGCTAAAGCCTTTTTCTGTAAAACATCTAATTTAGCAAACTCCGCTGCACCACCGACTTGCTCCTTTACCTCTGCTAAAACCCCCTCTAAATCACCTGAGAGTGCTAATTGTCTGGCTCTATCTAAATTAAGTGACCTACCTAACAGAACCTGAGCTTCTAATTGTGATTCAATTGAACTTTCGAAGTCGAGTAATGATTCTGCTATTTTATCAACCGTTCCTAAATTCAAACCTAATTTTCTAGCTTCAATAGCTGCTTTAGCTAATTCATCACCACCATCACTGGCAAATTTAGCAAATGTTTCAGTGCTTTCGGCTAAATCATTCAAAACTAATGCTGGTGCAACTCTATTGGCTTCAGCTAAATTACCAACAGTTTCTAATGTATTGATATTAGTCTCTATACTCTCACCATTGATTGCTGATAACTGTTTTAATAATTTTGCAGCATTAGCACCACCGATACCAAATCTAGCAGTTAACGAAGCCACACCACTAGCAGTTGAGGCTGTAAGAACATCTAAGCTTCCAAACTCTTGAACCAAACCTTTCGCGGCTGCTTGGGCTTCTGTCGCACTTCCACCAAGTAACTTTGCTTGAATACCAGCAATTTTAAGATTACCTGCTATTTTTAATGATTCACCTGCAGCTGTTCCAAATTCTTGTCTGACTTCTAAAGCAGTATTAGCGAGATCTTTTAGTAAACTACCTACTACTGCTAAAGTTGCTGTTCCGAGCGCGGTTGGACTCGACAATAGGTCCGTAAATTCTTTAACCTTTTGTTGGAAACGGTTTGCTGCATCTATGGTATCATTTTCAATCCTTATTTTGTCAGTCAGGTCAGGTGTGTTGCGAATCATATCTGCAATATTACCTAATTCTTCGTTGAAATCACCTAAATCCTCATTTACTATGATTTTCAAAATAGACTCTAAGTCTTGCGTGCCATCGTTGATTCCATTTAGTATCTGAGCAAATCTTGTTGCATTTTTTACTTCTTCTTCAGAACCATTAACGAGATTATCTTGTAAAACATCTAGTGTAGCTGTAAGTCCAAGTTGTTGATTCAAAGAATTCAAAGCAGATTTTTTGAATTTATCAATCTGTTTTTCTAAACTAACCTGACCTGATAATTGTCGTGCATTTGTTAATTTAGTAATTTCCGCTTCATTTTTCTTAATTTCTTCAGTCAGCTGTGCTATGGCTTCCATAGTAGGCTTACCAAACCTTGCATCATTTTCTAAAAGAGTTTTTTTAATTGACTGTTGTTTTTCTAACTCTTCGGTTTGCTGTTTTAAAAGGTTTAATCTGTTTTGTTCATCAGCCATCGCTATCTTCTACTTCCTTGTTTTTTAAGTTTAACAAGTAACTGTTGCATACTGTTATCTATCTTTTTCAAATCGTTTTCTAAGCCAGGATTATCTTTTATCATATCCTTTGCGAATTTATTGAGTCGTTTTTCTTTCCATTTTTGAAAGAAGTTATATACCATGCCTTGTTTATCAGCCATAATAATCTCCGTGTGATTTTTGTGTGGATTGATTCAATAATAAATATCAGATTCTCTTATTTTTTGAAATTAGGATGAGTTGATTTTTTTGATTGTTTTGCTTTTTCAATCTCTTCTGATTGCTGTTTATAATGCTTCTGAAGTCTTTTAAAATAAAATCTTCGTAAGTAAATAGGCATGTTATACACTTCTGTAAAGGATAACATGCCCTGAGAATTAAAAGCTATTTGGAATATTTGTTCTTGTATTTCTGTTTTATAACTTAGCGGAAGGCCAAAGAAACTGAACGGTCATCGGGACCACAAACTCCTTTTCATCACCATCAGGATCTGTATATGTTGATGTCATATCGACATCGGGTGTTATTTGATTGGAATATTGTCTGAATGCAATAGAGTCTCTTGATAAGAATTCGTTTTCTACGAAACCATTAACACTAGCTCTTTTCGCATCACCATCTATGGAAACTATTTGATGTTTTAATCTTGTGGTTAATTCATAACCGATACCATCACCAACTTTCATATATCCTTGAACTTCTTTGTCTATTATCTTTTCATCACCTGATGTTAATAGTCTAAAAGTCAACTTTCTCTTTGTAGCAGGTAATTCGAACTCAAATTCATTTGCTCCCTCTGATATCAAAGACTCATCTAAAAATTTATCTTTAAGTGTAGTCAAATCCACTATCACTTTTTGTCCCCCTATCTCTACTTCATATTCTTTTCCATATGCCAGTATTCGAGCAGCTATTAGTATAGCATTCTTATCTCCTATTAACAAATCATCTACTTTTACTGATTTATCAACAATCAAAGATTCTAAAAGTTTTTCAACAACTAAACCTTTTTTTATTAAATTAGCGGATGTGAGAATATCCTCTTCTCGAGCCGTCATGTACTTTACTTCTACTTGTCCTGAAGATAGAGGGTTGTCTTTTGGATAAAGTAAACCCTTTGACGGCAGATCCACTACTTCCGTAGGGAACTTTACTTCTGCCATAATTGACTCCTATTAATTAATTTGAACTATAACTATTTTTTACCAAATTTTTCTGCAGCTGTAACTCCAAGTCCAACTACTGAGATGTACATAAAACACTCAAGTATTTTATCTTTAACCTCAAATGTAGTAAAGGTATCAGCACCCCAACTACAAATCAACATAAAAAATGCTGCGAAACCAACTGTTCTCTTAGACGATATTTTGGCATCGCTTGATAACATTTCTGTTAAAAAACTCATATAAACTCCTTAGAATTGTAGGATTGCGTAATCGTAACGTAATGTCAATGTAATGTCAGCAGGCTCATTTGAATCCCAACTCATTTCACCGAAGTTGGCATCTTGAATGTAAGAACCTTTTAGTGTCCACTCTTCAACTTTGTCTCCAACAGGACCTAAGACATTAAATGTAACATCTTTTTTATAGAAGTCTGAATATCCATCTCTACCAGTAACAGACTCTTTATGTAAACGAACCCATTCCATTACTGCTTGTGCGCCAGATGGAACGATTGGGTCGTATAAAGTAATCTGTAGTGGTTGCCATTCACCCTTTCCTTTTACATATCTTTTAACATTGATATGGTCTAAAACAATTTCTTCGAATGTAATTTGTGGTCTAGCGACTGCTCTTATCAGATATGCGGGTATTCCTTCAACATACATAATAAAACGATTCTTCGTTTTTGGTTCAAACGGAGTGAACATAATTTCTGAAGGATCTATTAAATCTGGCATTTCAGTTCTCCTATTAATATTTTAATTCTCATATATAAATATAAACAAAACGAAAAATCGATACAAAAGATACACCAAATATTTCATAGTTTTTTCATAGTTTTTACAAATAAAAAAAAGGGGAGCATAATTACTCCCCTTTAATCTTTACACTCTCTGATTACTCAGGAAATGCAGCACCCGTAGGTAATACTGTAAAGTCCAATACAATGAACTCAGCAGTTC